GAACCGTTCCTGTAGTTCTGCGAGGCGGGCCTGAACTTTGCCATTCTTTGCCAACTTGGACGCCGCAGCATCGCTTCGCGCATATCCTGCACCTACGTAAGCATCGACCTGGTTCTCACCCGCGTAGAGTCCCTGCGCGAAGGCTTCCCACTTGGCGTTGCTCAACATGGCGTCGAACCTTCTCCTTGTCGTCGGGGGTGATGAACTTGCCCTGTCCCCACGAATTGTGGATCACCACCCGGTATGGCTTGAGTTTGCGACGCAGGTAATGGATGCGAACGTCAACACCCTTCGGGTCTGTATCGTCCATGGCTCCGGGGCGCTGGGCAGCGTGGTGCAGCATTTCGGTCGATGGGCGGTCGTGCTTCATCAGGCAGTTGAACACGCGCTGCTCTGCTGGCGTGAGGCCATCCAGAACCACCGACCCCTCTGCACCGGCAAGCATGTCTTCAAGCTGGCGGTTGCGTTCCCGTAGTTCGTCAATTTCGTCGTAGAGGTCTTGATGGCGCGGGCCTTGCGCCAGATTCACCCCGCCACCCCATACTCAGCCTTGAGGGATTCCCAACCGTAGCCGTGGCCGTACTGACATGCCCGCTTGTTCGGGTCCACGATCAGCATAGTCCATGTCTCGCCGTTCTCTGATGCCAGGACCGACAGCATGTGCATCACCTCGATGGGCGATCCGTCCGCGTTCATGCCGATCTTCACCGGGACCATCGCGCGCAACACGGGCTTTTCGCCGTGGCGGGTGTCCAACTGTTTCAGGGCGTCGTCGTAGGGGGCGCAGGGGGCAGCCATGACTGGCGTACAGGCGATGAATGGCAGCGCAGCGAGTGCAAGCAGCTTCATGGCGTTCTTCTGTCAGCCCTTGATGGCCCGCCGCACACCGGAGAGCGTCAGACTGGTTTCGGCGGTTGTGTTGAAGATGTACTGAAGTTCCTTCTGGAGCATAGGAAGGACCCCAATGAAATGGAGGTCGCCCTCTTCCTGAACAGGTTCGCTCTCAAGGCACGGGCCGAGAAGCTGAATCCTGATCAAGCCCGCCTCCGCACGGTTCTTCACAGCCACTTCCTTGATACTGTTCAGGAGAGTGAGCACGGCATCCAGTTCGGTTGTTTCGCCGGTCTGGGGCACTACTCCCGGTGCTCCCCTGGGCGCTTCGGTGTTGATCATGATGGTGCCCTCCTGTGTGAAAGTCCGGGGCTTTGCAGGACCGCGCCCGGAGACGGCCAGAGAAAGCCTCGCAAGGCCACCTGCTGAGACCCGCCGGGGATCTGATTCCGCGACGGGGTTACAACGCGCCGACCGGGTGATTCCCAATCCAGAGCGCGCTAGATGGAGCGGAGGGTGGGAATCGAACCCACGTCACCAGCTTGGAAGGCTGGGGCTCTGTCCGTTGAACTACCCCCGCAAAACGTTGGCGGGCCGGGCGCTACTCCGGCTGTGCGAACCGTTCGTCACTGCTTCGAGGCTTTTGGCCCTCTAACAGCGCCGCTTGAGACCATCAACGCTTCTGCTTTCAGCGCCGCCGCCAATTGAAACCCCGAAGACCGTAGTCCCCGAGGGGGCCGCTGGGCACACCATGCGGCGTTGTGAATGCCCTGGTCACCGAAGCGCCTGGGGTGTCATGCTGGGAACAGCACAACGTCTAAACCGCATCAGGCGCACTGATGGAGGTTGCTTGACTGACATAAAACCACATGCCGCACAGGGAATCAACCCTTTTCGTCCGGGATTCGTGTTTGGGAATTTCCTTACGATTTTCCCAGTTCATCGCCTCACCCCTTTGCCCAACAGGATGAACGCCGCAAGCGTCAGTACCGCGCCAGTCACGTATCCCGTTCCGAATATGATTGCTGTTGTCATCCCCTCGCGCCCTTGTCCAGCACCTTCGCCTCATCTTCCAGCCGCTCGACCGTCACCCGATATGATCCGATGTTGCCGCGCTCTTTGTGCTGAATGGACGTGAACTCGGCTGTTCGCTTCCAGCCCGGTCTGAGTGCGCTAGCAGCATCTGCCGCAAGGACCAAGGCACCGGACACAGCCCGGTCTTCGCCTTCTTCGCAGAGAATGCCGTCGAGAAATGTCTCGCCGTAGACGATGTGATGCGGTCGGTATCGATTCAGCCACCACGAAAACAGCCGCAATATCAGATCGTTCATCCCCTCACCCCCTTGTCCAGCACCTTCAGCCCCCGCACCAGTTCCCGCCGCTCCCGGCTAGGGCGCAACAGCCAACCGGGGTACAGCATCAGCCCGCACACCTCGGTCACGCGCTCCAGTTCGTCCCGCGTCAAGCTTTGCTGCATCCGCCGGAGCCTCGCCTGATCCTCGGTCAGATCCGTCACCAGACCGCCTGTCGCCGCGCCGGAACGAAGGCCGGGTGCCGCGCTGCACAGCCGATAGAGCCGCTGGAACTGCTTCCCGGCGGACCATTCGCTCGCGTTGATCTTCTCCGTCCGCCACAGCATGTCGAGGCCGCTTGCGGACACGTCGAACCACCGTTTGCCCTTCGGTTCGTCCTTGTCACGCTTGACCTGTGCCTCACACGCCGCCGACATGGCCAGCTTGCGAGCGAGCAGTTCAGGCGTCCCGTGGTCCCGCTGCGAGACCCTGCGCGCCCGTCCGTTCTTCTCCCGGAGCCTGACGCCCCGAACCGTCGTCTTGCGCTTTTTCATCCGCCTAGCATCTCCCTGTAACAGAGTTTTCCGGGGTCGAATTCCATGCGGATACGCCCGCGCTGACAGCCGTAGGCTTCCGCGTCCCGGACCTTCCACGCGATGACCTGGAACTCGGTCTCGGTCTGGTGGATCGTCATGCCCATGGCGGGCTTGTTCATGAACGCCGCGCTGTCGGCTATGTCGTATCCAAGGGGCGGTTTGTCGTCCTGCATCTTCTTGGGATGCGCCACGATCATGATGTGACAGTCGAACTTCGCCGCCCACTTGCGGATCATCGTCAGGGCCGCGTTGATGTAGTTGGTCAGGCTTTCGCCCTGCGCCGGGAAGTGCTCGATCTCGTTCCACGGGTCGATGACGATCAGCTTGCACTGGTCCCGAACCGCAAGCGTGTGAATGACACCGCGCAGCCAGCCGAGTTCAAAGGCGTCATCGAAGGTCTCGTCAAGCTGGACGATGCGCCAGTTGCGGTCCAGCTTCTCATGCACGAAATCGATGTCCTTCGGAAAGGCGCTGCCGGTCTCCAGACAGGCAAGCTGCTTCCGCACCCGCTCGGGGTGGCTTTCCATCATCAGCAGCGCACAGCGCACGTCGTGGTTCTTCACGATCCGATGCGCGAGCCATGTGGCGAAGGTCGATTTGCCCATGCCGGGAACGCCGGTCAGGACGGAGATTGCCCCGACCTCGAAGGTGCTGATCCGGTCCACCGCCGGGACACCGCTTTTCAGCAGCATCCGCTTCGGGCGCGGCGGAATGTCGGACACCCCGGTGATGATCGATCCTGCCGGGTTGACGGGCTTGGCCTCCTGCAAGCACTTCGCCAGGCTGCCCTCGCCATGCTCCCGTAGCACGTCGTTGGCGTCCTTGCACCCATCCGGCCACCTGGTCCAGCGCACGTCATGCCCGTCCAAAAGGTTCGAAACCGCCTTCAGGAAGGAATGACCGACCGGATCGTTGTCCGCCGCGATGACGACGTGCGGGCTGTTGCGCAGCGCCGTCTCGTTGCGGATCAGCGGTTCCATCTTCGCCCCTCCGTTGACGGTCTCCAATCCTTCGGTCCAGCCATCAGGGATCGAAACCGACCGCACGGAACCCGCCTGGATACAGGCCAGAGCGTCGAATTCGCCTTCGGTGATGACGACCGGGCAATCGCTCAGGGTGGCGTCGTACAGGCAGTCCACGTTCCACAGATCGCGGGTCCAGCCCTTGTCCGCCGTGAACCGCTGGTCACCGTCGAGAAGCCGGTACTTTCGGCCCAGAAGCTCGCCACCCTTGCGATACGGGAGCACGACGCCAAGTTTGCCCGACTTGCCTCTCATCCCGACGATGCCCATTGCGGTCGCCAGTTCGTTGTCGATGCCCCGCGCCTCTATCCAGTCTGTCGCTTCGTTCGTCATCGCCATGGCTCCATCCGCAGTGGTGGCAGTGGGCAAGCAGGGTGCCTGCCGAGATCGTCACGCTCAGGCACTTGTCCCGCTTTTTCCGCCGGTGAGGGGAACACTCGGGACACGTGGTCCGGTGGTCGCCATCGGTGGCCGGGCATTCGATCCGCGCCTTGTTCAGCAGGTCACGCATTGGTCAGATCCGGGATACCCAGCCCGTTCGCACTCAGTGGGCCGTCACGGGGCTTCTGCCTGTCCTTCACGGTTCGGCACCAGTTGCGCCAGGTCGCCAGCCAGTCGAGTTTCCGCCCCTTCACGCCGGGTTGCGCTCGCCAGTAGTCCCGGAACCTGTCCGCCTCGCCCCGAATGGTGGCTTCGTTCAGCCCCTCGCCCTTCGCCCATGCCAGCCAGTCATCGGGCAGGATCCAGTCGGCAGGCAGTCGCTCCCCCCTCGAAAGGGGGGTAGGGGGGTTCTTCTTTCTTATCTTCTCTTCTCTACTCTTATCTGGGCGTTTCGTGGCGTTACATGGCGTTACAGCCTCATCGGATGGCGTTTCATCATCGGTAACGCCTTGGCTATCTTCCTGATTTCGCTTGCGTTCCCGGTGCCTGCGCACCCGTTCGGCGGAGTCGTCATCACGTTCCCTGCGGGGCTGGCGCTTGGCCCACCCGCGCAGCGTCTCGCCGTCCAGAACCTTCCCCTGCATCGCGTTGCGGATCGCGGTCACCGCGTCATCGTCCATGTCCAGGGCAGCGGCCACGTCTTCGTCATCCCATGAACTCAGTGTGCCGCGTTCCTCTGCCTGACTGGCGGCAACCATCATGTGCGTGTAGACGGCGATGACCTCGGGGATCGTCCTGCCGCTCTTGCGGGCGATAACCCGCCATTTCGGGTCGGTGGGCATGTCGTGCCAAAGGCGCAACCAGTCCATCAAGCGGCCTCCCTGTCCATGTATCGGGGGTCATTCATCACGGCCTTCAGCCGGGCGGCGTAGAACGGCACAGCGTCCTTGATGCCGGATTCGTTGCACTCCACCAGACAGCGCCACAGCCAGTCGGCCATGAACCGGGTGGGTATGTCGGCAGGTGGGGTCATGCGGCCACCAGCGAGACCTGGCAGGGGAGCCACTTGGCCACCCAAAAGGCGCTCACCCCGCGAACGTGCGCCTTGTTGTCGTCTGTCAACACTCCGGCGCTCACCAGCAGGTCCAGAACCGGCTTCAGGCGGTTGTCAATGTCGCCGCGCTGGTTGTCAGGAAGGGACAGGTTGACATTGCACGGCTGATCGAAGTGACGGGCGCGCTGTGCAATGAGTTCGTTCATCGCCGCCCGCTGCCATGTCAGATACCGCTTGGTCTTGACGCGGCCCCTGCCGGGTACGTTGCGGTACATGGCGTTGACAGACGGAGGTGGGGGTATCTGGTAGACAACGGGCAATCCAGGCACGGGCGCAACATCACGGCTCATCCCGTCATGCGCATTCCCGGCCCGAAGCTTCCCGGCATTGGCGGAACAATCATGCCCTGCATCAGCAGGCCCGTCCCCACCACCGCACATCATGCCGGGCTTTGTCTCTGGATCTTCTGGCTGATCCTCGCGAAACACGGTGGGGCGGGTATTCGTCATGCCAGGGGCCTCACCAGAAGGCCGAGTGCCGAAGCGGCGCGGAGAAGCGCCAAAGAGCCTTCTGTACCTGCGGCCAACAGCGCGGTGCCTGTGCTCGGGCTATCCCCGGTTGACCCGTCCCGCCGTTCAAACTTGACCTTCGGGGTCAGGAATACGACGAACTCGGCCTCTCGGGCGTAGGTCTGGAACCACGGGGCGGACGTGCGATCCGGCACAAGAGCAATGCCGTTCCCATGGGCGAAGAACTTGTCCAGCCACGGCACCAATGCGTTCCGGCCACCGAACGGCGGGTTCATCCACACGAAACCGGACCACTGCGCTGTCAGACTGTCGGCGCTCAACCATTCACGGCACGGCACATGACGTGGGCCGTCAACAGGCGCAGCAACGTCCATGTCGAACATCACCGGGCGCATGGCCTCGAAGATATAGGCGGGCGTGTACCACTCATCGGACTGGCCATCTGCTTCCCAATGGCTCATGCCGCGTCTGCCTTCTGCACGTAGCAGATGGAGCGGTGATAGGCGCAGTACGGGCCACCAGAGACCGTCTCATCACCGCAGAAGTGGAAGTCCGGCTCGCCGGGGTTGCCGTGCGGATACTGGCACCACTTCGGGGTCGGCAGGTCACCCTTGGGCAGACGCTTTGCAGGCGCGCGGAAGGTCGGCTTGGAGGGGGGTGCTGACGGCGGGTCCTGGTACACCACAGGCTTTCGCACACCACACGCCCGGCGCGGGGGCTTGCGGATGCCCGGCCCGACTTTCTTCTCCAGCCCGAGCCGGTGCGCCTTGCCGATGACGCTGTTGCGCGGGCGGCGCAGGACGTTGGCGATTGCCAGTGCGGAATGGTCAACCCACATGCGGCGAAGGGTGGTTTCCTCGTCCAGTGTCCAGCCGCGATTGACCTTGGCCATCTGCGGGGAGAGTGTCATTCGACCACCGCCGCCCAACCGTCAGAGGCCTTCACAAGCTTGACGTTGGACCCGACCGCGCTGTGATATTCGTTGTCCCGCCCCATGCTGACGGGGTAGGCAATCGCGCCTTCCAGGCCCCGCTCCGTCCAGTACCGCGTGATCCGCTCACAGAGGATCGTGCAGCCCTTGACCGATGACCAGTTGATGTCAGTCATGCCAGCCCCTCCTGCTCCAAAAAGGCGAGGTGTGCGGACAGGTTGTCACGAAGGCAGCGGAGTGCTGTGGGGTCGAGATACACGCTTGCTTGATGATCTCCATCGTGCGTGATGAACTCCAAATCGCCGTCGCCATCGTGCAAAATCTCAAGGCCATCAGTCGGGGTGAATGCGCACTGGTATCTTGCCTTGGAAAACCTCTCCGCCTCGACCTCCTGCCCGATGACCTTGAGGCGACCGTTGGCGTCGAAGGCGTTGGTGAGACCGGCGCGGGCGGCACAGGTTGGGTCGATATTACCCGAAAGACGAACGCCGTCTTTGGTCAACTGAAGAAGAGCCCCTCCGGGGGCCGGCTCTCCAAATGGGTTCACAATTCTCAGACGCGCCCGCTCACAGCCCTGCATCAACCGCAGGAACAGTTCCTCGCTCTCCGTCTTCTCCTGATAGACTTTCAGCATTTGATTTCTCCTTCTCACGTGCGCGCACGAGGGATCAGCCTTCGAGGGCTTCCAGATACAGGCTCAACACGGCGTCCCGTTCCTGACGGTCGTCGCGGTCCATCTTCCGCAGCTTGATGACTTCGCGGATGATCTTCGGTTCGAAGCCGTTGGCCTTGGCCTCAGCGTACACGTCGCGCTTGCCGGTGTTCATGTCGTCAATCTTGGCGTTGATGCGCTCGATGCGCTCCACGATTGCGCGTAGCTGCGCGGCTGAGATTGCTTCGGTCATTATACGCCTCCAATGTCAGAGAAACGAGCGGACAATCATCACGCCGAAGACAAAGCCGACGACGCTTGCGCCGATGAACGCCGCGATCCAGAACGCAGCCCACTTGAGGCGCGCCCAACTGAGAAGATTGGGACGGTCGTGATCCGCCTGTTCCCGCCGCTGTTCATGCTGGTCGTCGTCGTATTCACCCATGCGCCAGTCTTCGCGGAGGGTGGTGTCGGTCAGATAGGCGGGACGCCACGTGTCGTGGACGGAGACACCATCGCGTTCGGAAAGGTGCGGGTTCGGCTGTTCGGTATCGACGCGCCCGAGCGGGGTGCCAGTGGCGGGAAAGAGGCGACCGATCACATACGGAGGCAGGTCCGTGGGGCCGTGGTCTGTGACGTGGTGGACACCGACCGATGGGGCCGTCCCGTCGCCCTGTGCCGGTCGGGCGGCGTGGACCTGTCGGAAGCCATGCTTCGGGCCTGCCATGCCGACCTGCTGACAAAATGGTTCCGGGTGGTTCCCGTGGTTGTCCGCGAACGGCTCAGAGCCGCTGCCGGGGAGTGTGTCAGGTGAGGTCATGCTGCTGCTCCACGGCTGAACAGCTTCCGCACCGGCGCGACAAGGCGCTGGAACACGCCGGGATGAACCGGCGTCTCCACCTTGAAGGCGTGGGCGCTCTGGTAGGCGCTGACGAACTCGTCATCCCATTCGACCTGGCGAGCCTTGGGGGCGTTCCGTGAATATTCCCGCATGTACTGGCGGACCATGTGGCGGGTGCGAGGCGTCGAACCGCAGTGACCGCGACACCAGCTCGCGACGGTGGGCTGGGAGAGCCCAGCGCCGACTGACACGGCCTTCATTGTCAGCCCGTGTTCCTTCTGAAACTTGCGGATTTCGCGTACGATAATTGCGGTTGCTGGATTCATGCTGCGGTCTCCGTCTTTGTTTTCGCCACCCGGTTCGGGCAGTTCTGGTTTGCCTCGAAAAGCTGTTGCGGGGTAACCCCCGTCATTGACATGACCGTTGGCCAGTGCCAATCCGGGATGCCGTTGTCCTGCCACGCCCACACGGCATTCCGGCTTTTCCCCACGCGACGGGCCACGGACGACGCTCCGCCAGCGGCCTTTATGATTTCCCTGATGCTGTTCATGGCCGCATCTTACGTGCGATTATCTTGGGGCGTCAAGGTGAAAAAGTTTCAAATTGTGTGACGATTTATGTTGACCGAGATGACGGGTGCAATTATTCTTCACCCATCACACCGATGGAGGAACAGTGATGACCCTCGAACAGATCAACCACGCCATCCTGATGACCGAGCAGGAGCGCAACGCATTCGTCGGCGGCTGCATGGGCATCGCCAAGCGCTACCCCACCCTCAACACCGACGCATTCAGCGACGAACTGGCCGAACTGGTTGGCGAACATTACCACGACGCCCTGACCAGCCTGCGTGAAGACCGCGACCGCATCATTGCCCGCCAGCAGGACGCGGAACGGATGGCCGACCGCCACGACTACGAGCGGAGGGTGTTCTGATGGACGCGGACAAGCTGCAAGCCATTCTCGACAGTCACGCCAAATGGCGGCGTTGTGAAGGTGGTGAACGCGCATACCTCCGGGGCACAGACCTCCGGGGCGCAAACCTCGGGGGCGCAAACCTCGGGGGCATAAACCTTGGGGGCACAAACCTCGGGGGCGCTCGCGGCGCTATCTGCCTTCCCGTTGGCGACCCGACATATCGGGCTGTCGCGGTTGACCATGGCGACAAGTGGATGATCGCCAGCGGGTGTCGGTGGTTCACCGTTGACGAGGCGCGGGCGCATTGGGGCGCAGGTGACTACGAACGCGGCCCCCTGCTCGGGGGCCAGTACCTCGCCGCAATGGACTGGCTGGAAGCGAACAGCGATGCAATCCGGGAGCAGTGGACATGACCGACCGCCTCCGCGACCTCATCGAAGACGCCCGCGACCGGGAAATGGACCTGATCCAGCAGCGGGACGCATGGGAACAGCGTCTCATCAAGCAGATCGTTGCCACCGCACCTGACTGCCTTGGCGAACTGGACCACCGGCGGGCTGCGCAGTTCATGGGCGACGTGGTGCAGGCCGGGTTCGAGGCCCTGCTGCGTGACGCGGAAGCCGAGATTGACCGTCTGGACGACCCCCACTTCACCCATTCCGAGCGGATCGCACCCGCCGGAAGCGTGAGCCACTGACGGCTCCGCGCGCCGGGTGGGCACCTCCCCGCCTGCCCGGCGTACCGAACCGTCAGAAAGGAACTGACATGCTGATTACCAACAATCTCAACCTGCCGCAGCCGCTTGTCGCCGCCGTCGCCAATGACCCGTATGACGACGCCGGATCGGACATTTCCGTCACCCGGCTGATTGCACCGCCGCGTCAGGTCGCCTTGATGAAGGGCCGCGGGGGCGAGGTCACCGAAGACGTTGCGGATCTGATGTACGCCGTCATCGGACAGTCGGTCCACACCATCCTCGAACGCATTCCCGACCATCCGTCAATCGTGATGAAGGAACGGCGGCTGTTCATGGAAATGCTCGGCTGGCAGGTCTCTGGTCAGGTTGATCTGGTGCGCTGGAACGAAGACGGTGAATGCGTCCTGTCCGACTGGAAGGTCATGAGCGTGTGGGAAGGCATGAACGGGCTGAAGCCGGACAAGGAAGCTCAACTGAACCTGCTGGCGCTGCTCTGCACGGCCAACGGCATTCGCATCGACAAGCTGGAAATCACCGGCATCTATCGCGACTGGTCCAAGTCCAAGGCCCGCTTTGGTCAGCACCCGCCGCGCCAGGTCGAGGTCTTTCATGTGCCGCTGTGGCCCACGCCTGACGTTGACGATTACCTGCGCGACCGGGTTGCTGCGCATCAGGCCGCACAGGCTGGCGATCTGCCCGAATGCACGGAGGAGGACCGCTGGGAACGCCCGACCAAGTACGCGCTGCACAAGGAAGGCCGCAAGTCCGCCCTGCGTGTCACGGAGAGCCTGGACGATCTGCACGAATGGGCCGTGTGGAAGGGCGTGAAGGCCGAGGCGGATGACGACTGGCCCAAGGGTCACAGCGTCGAGGTTCGGCCCGGTGAATGTGTCCGCTGCGCTGATTACTGCGCCGTTGCGGACTTCTGCACCCAGTGGGCAAGCATCAGGGAGACAATGGAATGAGCGAGATCAAGCACACGCCGGGGCCTTGGGAAATCGACTGGTACATCTGCACGGCGAATGCCTCAGACGTGAAACATGCTGAGAAGAACGGGAAGGAAATGACCATCGGGGATGAGTTGTGGCGCGTCCCCATAAGCATCGGGCCAGTGACTGCTGACCATAATCACTGGGCAGGGTGGCACCTGAACGCTGACGATGATGATGCCCGCCTGATCGCCGCTGCACCCGAGTTGCTGGAGGCGCTGATGGAGGCACGGGCGTTCATCCTGAGCGAGTATGAAGACGAAGAATCGAAGGCCCTCGACGGTGAGGTTGTCAGCCGCGATGCCCGCCCGATCTGGAACACGATCCACGACGCCATCGCCAAGGCGGAGGGTCGGTCATGACCTTCACCCCCGAACAGAAGGCGGCACTGTCAGGCCCGCTTGACCGGGCGCACGTCAAGACACGCCAGCAAGCGGGGCAGTCCCTGTCCTATGTCGAGGGCTGGCATGTCATTGCCGAGGCAAACCGCATCTTCGGATTCGACGGCTGGACCCGGCAGACCATCCAGCTTGATTGCGTCCATGCAGGCGAACGCCCTGACGGCAAGGCGACGGTGACGTATCTGGCGCAGGTTCGCATCGTCGTCGGGCGCGGTGATGACATGGTGATCCGAGATGGGACCGGGACCGGACACGGCATCGCAAAGAGCCTCGGAGACGCCCACGAAAGCGCGATGAAGGAAGCCGAGACGGACGCCATGAAACGCGCCCTGATGACCTTCGGCAACCCGTTCGGGCTGGCGCTGTACGACAAGACGCAGGCGAACGTGGAGGCCGCTCCTGACCCCGCCGAGGAAGCCCGGAAGGCATTCGCCCGGCTGAAGGATCAGATAGGCCAGGTGGCCAACGTCCGCGCCCTCGACACCCTCATGACAGGGGCTGCGAAGACCCTTGAAGACATGCCCGAAGCAGGGCGGGAGAAGCTGAAAGCACTGGCAGATCAACGCAAGACCGAAATGGGGACAGCAGCATGAGCCTGGTCCCGTTCACACGAATCCCCGCCGCCGATGATGGCGTTTGGTATACCCCGAATGAATTGGGGGATGTTCCTGATTCTCACCGCTGGCGGGCGCAATGGTTCAGAGGCGTATACGATGGCGACCCGGTCGGAATCATTGTTCAGGCGCACCCCGTCCTGCGGCTGACACCCAAGGGCGCTTGGATATATCCATACGGGGATGTCGGCAACGTGTTCTTCGCGAACGATAGACAACAGAGATTGGTCCGTCGATGGGTCTCCAATGACGGCAGTTCCGCATGGGCCAAGCCGACACGTGAAGAGGCGCTGCACAGCCTCGCCGTGCGCCTCGAAAGATGGGCGACCCACGTCCGAGACGATTTAGACAAAATACTGGAATCGGCGGACGCCATCGAACGCCTAGTGCCAGAACTTGCGCTGTATGCGGACCTTGTCCGCCGCCGCTTTCCCTAACATTCAACAAAGGAGGGCCAGTCATGAGCCTGAACCGATGCGAATTCATTGGCAACCTCGGGGCTGATCCCGAAGTCCGCCGCATGTCCAACGGTGACGCGGTGGTCAACCTACGCCTCGCCGTTTCCGACCGCTGGACTGACAAGGCGACCGGCGAGAAGCGGGAACGCACGACTTGGGTGCCGGTGGTCATCTTCAACGAAGGTCTCGGCAAGGTCGCGGAACAGTACCTGCGCAAGGGGTCCAAGGTCTTCGTGGCTGGCGAGTTCTCCGTCAGGAAGTGGACCGACCAGCAGGGCCAGGACAAGTACAGCACCGAGATCGTCCTGAACCGCTTCCGTGGTGACTTGCAGATGCTCGACAGCAAGGGCGGGGGTGAAGAACGCCGCGAACCGGCCCCCGCCGATCTGGACGACTCGATTCCCTTCTGATGACCCTCCACAACGCAACGACAAGAGGCTGACCCATGAAAACCGCAACCTGCACCCTCGCCAGCATATCGCCGTATTCCCAAAGCCGTTCTTACTCTCACGCGGTCGAGACGCTGGCGAAGGAAAGTCACGACGCTTACGAACAGCGTACGTGGCGAAACAAGTGCCACACGGACAAGGGCGGCTTCGTCGTAATCCCGCCCATGTCGTTCAAGATCGGACTGGATACCGCAGCCAAGATGCTCGGCAAGCGCATTCCTGGCAAGGGCCAGTCCACCTTCACCAAGTTCTTCAAATCCGGCGTTCTGGTCATGGAAGGGCCGGTGCTCTCGGTGAAGGCCGCGGACGTACCCCATGACCGTATCTTTGCCAATGCAGACGGTGTGCGGGGATCAGGCAAGCGCGTCTGGCGCATCTTCCCCCGGATTGATGAATGGGAGGCAAACGTGACCTTCCATGTGCTCGCGGATGAAATCACCGAGGACGTGTTTGAAGAACACCTTCGACAGGCGGGAGCATTCGTTGGGATCGGACGCTTTCGCCCCGAAAACGGCGGCTTTTATGGCCGCTACGAGGTCAAGAAGATCAAGTGGGTTTAACCGCGCTACGCTACACAGCGCTGCACAGCGCCCCACAACACAACGCAAGGATTTGTTCAGTGAATTTACCGCCGCAGCATTACGCACCGCTACACCCCGCTTCGCTTCATCTCGCCCCACTTCACTACGCATCGCATCGCAACACAACGATTGTTCATTCATTTCACCGCGCCGCACTGCGCGACCCGTCGCAACGCGCCGCTGCGCAACACAACGCAAGGACTGCTGACATGCTGAAATCCAACCCCGAGAACGCCGCCGATGTTGAAGCGCTGACTGCGGCGCTGGCCGAATTGCCGGTGGGGGAGACGCTTGCATATGAAGCGATGACAGAAACCATCGGGCGGGATATTCGCGCCCACCGCTACCTTCTGCTGTCCGCCCGTGACAAGGCGGAGGAACAGACCGGCGCACTGTTTGACACGGTTCACAATGTCGGCGTCAAGCGCCTGGCATCGGCGGACATGCCCGATGTTGGACTGTCTACGGTCAAGCGCATTCGTCGCGCGGCAAAGCGAGGTGTCGCCCGGCTCGGGAACGTCCGCGCCAACGATATTCCGAAAGCGGATGCTGACAGGATCATCGCGTTCAGGTCGCAACTTGGAGCCATTTCTCTCATGGCAGACGGCAGGAAGACGCCCACGGTTGCGGCGGAAGTCGAGAGGACCGGAACGATAGTCCCGGCTGGCCGGGTACTGGACATGTTCAAGAAATGATCCTCCGCGACCCGGCATACCTGCTCCACCTGCGGTCCCAGCCCTGCATCATCACGGGGCAGTACGCGAACGACAACGAGAGTGTTGTTGCCGCGCATATCGGGACCGCAGGGAAGGGGGTGAAGTCCCCGGACTGTTGGGCATTGCCGTTGTCGCATTGGGTTCACCAGGAATGCCACCAGAAGGGCGAGATTTCGACCCTCCGCAGGCTGTCGCCTGACTGGCTGCTCCGTGCAGCGTTCAGGGCCTTGGCGGAGAAGCTGTACAGAGAATGGAAGGACGAACGATGATTAAGGTTTTGGTATCTGGACTGAGTGGGATGGCGCTGTTCGGGATGCTGCTGTTCTTCGGCTCCATCCTCTGCACTGTGCTTGGTGCTCTCGGCGGAGAAGTCGTCAGTTGGTTCTTCGCCGATACGTTCCGAGCCGCCCAGGTGCGTCTGGGTATTGACGAATTTCAACTGTGGCAGGTCGGGGCCGTTCTGGGGTTCGTGTGCGGGTTTTTGCCGCGCAACAGGACGATCAAGTCCCAATGACTGAATTCATCCTGTCCCCCGACGCCCCGAAGGTCCGGGAACGGGTGCTGGAGCATATCCGGGCGCTCGCAGACAGCAAGCGGTGGCGGGTGACGGTGGTCCGCTACCGGAAGCGCCGGACCCTTCCGCAGAACGCCCTGTTTCACAAGTGGGCGGATCTGATCGCCACGGCAACGGGCAACGACAACGAGGCCACGAAGGACGCCCTGAAGCAGATGTTCCTGCCGCCCCGCATCATCGCCATGGGGGATGAGTTGAGGGAGGTCCGCCAGTCAACCGCCGCGTTGGACGTGGCTGAAATGGCTCAGTTCATGACCCGCGTCCAGGGGTGGGCCGCATCGGAGGGGATAGCCCTTCCGCAACCAGAGGAGATGCATTGTGAGTGAATGGCACCCAATCGAAGATGCCCCGTGGGGTGTTGTGGTCGAAGTGCGGAACAAGGTGATGGATTACCCGGTACGGGCGAGCCGTGGCTATGTCGCCGCCGGGGTGGTTCACCGAAACACGCTGTTCTTCACGTCCCATTGCACACCTGACCCGGGTGGCATTTTCCACACCCCGCCCGGTGGTCTGATTTGCCCTACTGAATGGCGCTATTTGCCGCAATCAGAGGATTCTCATGATGAGTGAACTGAAGCCATGCCCGTTCTGCGGGTCGCTGGATGTCCTGGTGAAATGCATCGAAGAATTCACCTACTCAGCCAAATGCCGTCAGTGTGACGCTTTGGGGCCAGACGGGCCGTCGAGGGAATCCGCCATTGGACGCTGGAACGACTGCACCGCCCGCTCGTTCGCTCGCGGCGAGACCCTCCGCGACGAGTTCGCAATGGCGGCGCTGACGGGGCTGCTGGCGGGGCGGTCAGAAGCGGGCTGCGACCCGTATGGCCACGCGATTGAGGCCTATCAGTGCGCCGACGCCATGATGAAGGAACGGGAGAAGGCTGATGACTGAAGTATCCGACACCCTCCGCGCTGCCCGGAAGCTGATCGAGAAGCCGGAGAACTGGTGCCAGACGAACTACTGCGAAACGGTCGGGGGCGTGCAGAGGTGTTGCGTCTTCGGCGCGGTGAGCATGGCCGCGCCGAACACCGACGTTTCGGTCACGGCTATCCGCGCGCTGCGAACACAAATGGGCAGACCCGGAACACTTGAAGGGTTCAACGACCACCCCGACACCACACACGCCATGGTCCTGGACCTGTTGACACGGGCGATTGCGATGGAGGAAGCGGATGGCTGAATGGCACCCATGTGCGTTGTGCGGCAGGAAACTGATATACGATCCATATGGGGATATTCCCAAGGGCATGATTAAGGCTCTTTGCTCCCCGTGCTTCCGCACTCACCGCCCTATCATCGTGAAACGCCAGCGCGGCAAGATCGACGTCGAGGTAAAGCCCCAATGACCCCGCGCGGCATGACATATGACGAGGCGGCGGGCGACAATGGCTGACCCGCCCCGCCCCCCTGACTGGCCTGCACGGATGATGGCCCCTGCCGCTGCCGATTACATGGGCGTGAGTGAAAGCGCGTGCCATGCTCGGGTGCGGGAAGGGCGCTATCCGCAGCTTGTCAAGGCCGTCCATTACATATCAATGACTTGCAGGCGAAATGTACAACCGAATGGAGGGCATCATGAGCCGGTACGCCGAGAACACATCCGTCAGTGCGGAGCAGTCGCGCGGCGAGATTGAACGGACGCTGCAGCGGTACGGCGCAGACGGCTTTATAGCGGTGCTATGCCGAATCTGCTGCCGGACTACTCGTGTTCCGACACATGACCCCGCGCAAAGGAGGACAGCATGACTGACTACCCCATGAACTTCACCGCCGCCATGGTGCAGGCGCTGCTGGCCGGGCGGAAGACGCAGACGCGGCGGGTGCTGAAGGATCAGCCGCCGAAGTCGCACGATCTTGTTGGCATCTACGCGCCGCACCTGACTGCCGTCTTCAACCCGGCGGGCAACCACCGGGGCGGCGATCCGAATGACGATATTTCGGTGCTTCTCCCCTACCAGCTAAGAGACCGGCTATGGGTGCGCGAGGCGCATTTCCAGTCAAAGGGGATCGGCGGCTATGCGGCGGGCGTTGATCCAGACAGAGACCCTGACGGCGCGACGATCGACATAGCCTACAAGGCCGGGCCGGATTACGGGGCGGATGTGCCGTGGGCGTCCGGCGCACTGATGCCCCGCTGGGCATCCCGCCTGACCCTGATCGTCACGGACGTGAGAGTCCAGCGGGTCCAGTATATCAGCGAGGCGGATGCGATAGCGGAGGGCGCGCCGGAGTGTGACATTCCGATTGACCACCTGTGCGCAGGCGCGCGCGGCAACTTCAGCCGCCTCTGGGACACGATCTACGCCAAACGCCCCGAACACCAGTGGGAGGCGAACCCTTGGGTCTGCGCCCTGACGTTCGACGTGGTGAAGGCGAACATTGATGAGGTGGAGACCGGCGTGACAGTACGGCAGATCGAAGGGAGGGCGGTATGAGTGAGCGCGTGAACCCCTGTCCCGGCCCCGGCGGCTGCGAAGACCTGACGTTCTGCGTCTGCCAAGAAATGCGCGCACAGAACGAGAAGAACGCCCGCCTCCGCGAAGCCCTGGAACAGTGCGCCGAATATTTTGACGACCGCGCGGACGTGGACACCAGCGACGGTGAGCCGGTGGCCAACAACGAAATGCGCCTGCTGGGAGTGGTGCGTGAAGCATTGGATGGGTCGGTGCGCGGATGATGTTTTTCGTCGGGCTCCATCAGCCTAGTGACTGCCAGCACTTTGACAGATCATTCGTGAGCGTGAACCGGCTGCGAAAGCGTAAGGGTTCATTCGCTGTGCGTGACTGGATCATGGATAGCGGCGCATTTACCGAGGTGGCTATCACCGGGGGATACCGAAGCACGGTTGCGGAATACGCCGAGCAGATCCGCCGCTGGGCGGGCAACGGCAGGATGCTCGCAGCTGTTGCGCAGGACTGGATGTGTGAGGCGTTCGTTCTGGCCAAAACCGGGCTGACGGTGCCGGACCATCAGAGGCTGACAATAGAGCGCTACGACGCCCTTCTGGCCGCGAACCCAGGCGCGTACATCATGCCCGTCTTGCAGGGATACGAGCCGCACGAATACGCGGCGCATACATGCGCCTACGGGGACCGGCTTGCGCCCGGCGCGTGGGTCGGTGTCGGGTCGGTCTGCAAGCGCAATGCGGCACCAGACAGCGTGGCCTGCGTCCTTGCGGCTATCAAGGACGTGCGCCCAGATCTGAGGCTGCACGGGTTTGGGCTGAAATTGACCGCCCTGACCTGGAGCGCCGTGACAAACCAACTGCATTCAGCGGATTCAATGGCCTGGTCGTTCGCCGCGCGGAAGGCTGGCAGAAACCCGAATGACTGGCGCGAGGCGGAGGCTTACCGCCGAGAAGTCGAAACCCGGAAAGGAAGAATACAATGTGGCTTTCAGCCTATGTTGCCTCTGTTGTCGGCGTGAACATCGCGTTCGATATCTTGCCGCTCATCGAAACCCCGTGGGGCGTCGTGCCGCCCGCTGCTGTATTCGTGGGCGCTGTGTTCGTGCTCCGCGACTTCGCCCAACGGGTCGTCGGTCATTGGGTTCTGTTCGGCATGGCGGTAGGCGTGGCCCTGAGCTACTGGCTCGCATCGCCTTATGTTGCTCTGGCGTCTGCTGCGGCCTTCGCCGTTTCGGAACTGGTGGATTGGGCGGTTTACACCCTCCTGCGCCGTCCGTTCCGGGAGCGCGTCCTTGCATCGTCCCTGCTCGGAGCACCCGTCGATTCCGCTGTTTTCCTGCTGGGCATCGGCGCGTTCTCGTGGTTCGGCGTGGTGGTCATGGCCCTCGCGAAACTGGCGGTTGCGGTTGCCGTGTACCTGCTCCGCCCCGGCGACGGTGGCGTGGTGCGTGAAGCATTGGGAGAGAAGTGATGGACCGAGAAACAATCAAGGACTGCTACAAGGCGATGGACAAGATTGAGAAGGCTCTGGGCGGACTTCCGTATCGGGATGCGGTCCCGGCCATTGCCACTCTGGGGGAATTGCGCGACACGATTGGCGAGGGGCTTCCCGGCGGTTTCTTCGGGCATTGTGACATATGCAATGGGATTCTCGGTTGCGGCGACAATTTCGCGAGCACCGATGACGGCGAATGGGTCTGCACGACGTGCTGCCACGAAGCACAGGAAATCACCCATGACTGACCTGAGCAAGCGGCTGCGTAAGATGGCGGAACGCGATGACCGCCGCGACCTTTTGGGGGTGATACCCGGCATTCTCCGCGAAGCCGCCGACGCACTTGACGCGCGCTGGCAGACGATGGAGAGCGCGCCGAGGGATGGGGTGAAGTGCGGGCCTTGGATACTGGCCTGTCGGCAGAAAGAATACGCAGCTACCCCGGCCTCGAATTGGGAAGCCAGAGTAACCCAATGGGTTTGGGACGATGGCATGGAAGAACACGGGTTTTGGGCTGTCTCCGCTGGCGGAGGGTGGAACCCAACCCACTGGCACCCACTCCCGCCCCCACCGGAGTGAAACGCAAGCCTAGACGCCGGTCCCCCATCGTGGCGGATCTGCGTACCCCGAAATACAAGCCGCGCAAAGTCCGAAACCGGAAGCGGTATGACAGGAAGAAGGAGAAGGGTGATGGGGCAGGCTGATGCAGATGTTAAGGCGTTGCGCGCCGAGGTGCGCGACCTGAAGCGCCAACTTGCGGAGGCGAAAACGGAGCACCGCAAATACAAGGAGTTCGTCGCAGCTTACTTTGAAGCACAGAAGCGAGAAGCGAACTCAAAGCGTAACCGCGCTCCGCAAAGGCCGCTGTGGATTCTTTACGGTGGCGGTCTGGTTACCATTGCGACGGTCGATGGGTGATCCCCTCCGGCCTGTCGTCGTTGAGCCTCCCCGCCTCTCCCGCGTCGATCAGGATGGCCTGACCACCTCCACCAATGCCCGCAGCTTCTCCCGGCAATCGCCGTGGGCGTCGAACAGGTCCAGGATGTACCCGGCAACGTCCGCCTGCGTCTCGGCCACGGGGACCGGCGGTGCAGGGCGGCAGTCAGTCAGTGACGGGGGGATCTGCGGGCGCACCACTTCGACCTTCGTCACCACCCTCACTTCCGGGTCTGGCTTCGCGCAGGCCGTCAAGAGTGCGACCGAGCACAGGAGCAACAGGGCCGTCTTCCGCATCGCGGGTCTCCCTTCGGATGGTGTTGAGGCGGTCAGCGCGGGCCCGGGCCTGCGTCTCGGCCTTGGCCAGCGCATCAAGCGCCTGCCGGTAGCGTTCCCGTTCGCCCTGCATGGTGGCGCGGAGTTCGGCGTTGACAGTGACCGCCTGTTCCAGTTGCGCGGACATGCGGCCTATCGTTGCCTGCTGTTCGAGGATGGTTTCGCCCCGGCTGGACCATGACCACCAGAAGGCCCCCAGCGCGGTCAGCACCGCAGCGGCCACCGCCGCCTTGATCCAAAGGGTTGTCGGCATTACCGACCCCCCTTCACGTTCTCCCACGCCGCGCCGAAGATGTATGCGCCGACGGTGCTGCCGGTCAGCATGGCCAGCGGCCAGACGACAGCGGTGATCTTGGCTTCAGGGACGACGGGCAGGAACAGGGACACGAACAGTGCCAGCCAGCCCGCACCGCAGCCCCACAGGACACGCGCCACCCACTTGCGGCGGTTCTCCCATTTGAAGCCCTCGGTCACAGGCTCTGCGCCCATGCGAGCACGTCGAAGTTGGGACAGGTCTTGCCCGACACGTCCCGATGACCGATGACCTGCGCGAAGGGGTAGCGGTCCAGCAGTTCAGGGACCAATGTCGCCAGCGATGCCCACTGCGCCGCCGTGAAGTTGCAATCGGGCTTTCCGCCCACCATGCAGACGCCGATGCTGTCCTCGTTCCGCCCGTAGGCATGTGCGCCGATGCGGCGTTCGTCCCGGCCCGGCTCCACGGTTCCATCCCTGCGGATGACATGGTGATAGGCAATGTCTGACCAACCGTTGTCATCGACGTGCCAGCGCCGGATTTCCTCCGCGCCTATGTCCATGTCGGCAGGGGTGTCGGCGCAGTGAATGATGATGAAATTGATCTGTCTCATCCGACCTTCCCCGCTGCCCACTCGATAGCCTTGACCGCCCCTGCGCCTGCGCCGCCTGCCGCCAGCACAATCCCGGCCTTGACGCCGCGCGCCATGCCCTTGACCTCTGCTTTCCATACATCGCCGTTGTTCATGCGATCGGTCAGCGTGTCCACTTTCTGTTCGACGGTTTCAGCGCGCTTGCTGCTGGCCTGCATGTCGTTACGCAGCCCCTTCAGTTCGCCTTTCAGTTCCCCCAGCAGGAGATATATGTCGCCGTGTGTCGGGTCAGTCATAGGGCCATCCTTCTGGGCATTTCTTCCAGACGCCCGGTTCTGACAGACGCATGAAGCTATGGAACGAATACCGTGTGGTGCGGATCTGGCGCGGCCCGCCCTCGTCATAGGCGTCCCCACAGGTCATCAGGCCCAACTCCGGCACGTTGACCAGACAGACGGCGTGGTTGTAGCCGCTACCGCCCTCCGTGTGGCAGAGCATGGAGCCGATATGCTCGCGGTCGATCTCGGCATTCAGGAGGCCCTCAACCGCCTTGTCGGCCCATTCCTCGCAGTCACCTACCGCCTTCCCGTCCTGCCATGTCACAGCGCCCCACACGTCCTGTCCGTCAGGATCAGGGGCGTAGATCATGCCGTCCCATACCGCCCGGTGGACACGCTGAACGATGGCTACATCAGTCATTCCGGCCTCCGGTTCGCGCACCATTTCCAGTCCCAGCGATCCGGGTCAGCGCATTGCGACAGCGCCGCAGCAGGCGGCACGATGACCGGGCCTTCGGGCCATTCGGTGACAGGCTCCGGTGCGCAGGCCGCGAGGATGAGGGCAAGGAACAGAAGGGCTTTCACGGGTTCACGACCTGCAAGTCCTGCGCGCCCATGAGCGCCTGAAACCCAACGCTTCCCGTCTGGACGTGCGACAGCATCGAGGCCATCAACTCGCCCACCCGCTCCGCCGTCAGGCCGAAATCTGCCCATGCGACGTCCGGCAGTGAGCCGCCCTGCGCGCCGGAGAGCGTGGCGATGAACTCCGGCCCGGCCCATGCGTGGCAACCGTAATGGGTCGCGGGTGCGCGGCCATGGGCAGACAGCGGAACCCCAAACGTGCTGCCCGGTGCCTGATCCCAGCCCAGAGCGACAGCCAGTCGATTGCCGTCGTCACGATCCGCCACCGGGACCGCCAGAGACACGGAATAGGGAAAATTGCTCATAGCGACACCCCCGACTTGGCGGCGATGTACGTATCCACAGACGCCTTTTCACCATCGGTAAGGGCGCGGTCGATAAAGATGGTCGAGTAGCAGAACCCACCGAAGTTGAACTGCCCGGTGGCGCTGAAGCGGAACAGGGCCGGGGAACCCCAGGCAACAGCCGTAGGCACGGTTATCTCCGTGCGGAGGACGTGCTGCCCCTGAAAATCCGTGTAGTTGTCACCCCAGGTGCGGCCCGCGAGCGTCTTCCCCACGCCGTCAATATCGAGACTGACCAAGGATGCCGGGGCCGGAGAGATCAGCGTGGTCGTGGCGCTGCTTTGCACGGAAACCAGCGTGTAGGCGTTGGACGAAAGGTCGCCAAGAAGGATGACCGATGCGTCTGCCCCAAGGTACTGCGTGCCGTAGTTCAGAGACCACGTGGCGGTTCCTGCCCCCGGCTGGATCGACACGTTGTCGGGGACCAGGAAATCGTCGGTGTTGTCGAACTGGAGCCAGTGCAGCGTCCCGTCTGTCTTGTATAGCGGACGAGATGCAGCGGTCGTCTGCCGCCCGTGGTTGTCGTTCCCGGACTTGTCGAGAATGACAGCAACCGGATCGCCGTCCGCCGTGACAGGGGTCGTCGCCGCGTCGTCTGTGAACATCGTTGACAGGTCGGAGTAGTCATACCAGAAACCATCCTCTCCGCCTGCGAACAGGGATGCGGGGTCGAAGGCCGTGTCGCCACCCCCGCGCGGTCCCATCATCCGGCCCATGCCAACGAACTGCATCAGAGCACCGTCGCAGCCGGGGTAACGTGGACGTTCGCCGATGCCGAGATGCCGCGCACCGAAATCTTGTCATCAGGGTTGCACAGCAGATATTCCGCCTGCCCGGAGGAAATCGGCATGGACGCTGCTGACGTGACCGTGGGGCTGGCAGCAATTTCGACATAGGCGTCTGCGGTGGCCCACAGCCTGACAAGCGTGGTGCCGACAGTCGCGCTCATGGTCGCCGCTGTGGCCGCACCGGACGCAAGAACCTGCGTGGTGCCGGGCTTGAACGCCTGGTAGATGCCGCCATTGGGGCCTGCATCGGACGCGACTGCGACCGGGGTGTTTGATGTTGCGAGAGGCATGGCCATACTCCATGAAAAAAGGGTTACGAATGACCCTGTGTTGATTTGACTGTGTTTCGTTGCTTTCCCCGGCGGTGGGGGACCCGCTATGCTGTGTCCTTCACCAACTCACCGCGAGGTAGCGACGTGACAACAGCCATCGTGTGCGGCCTTATCGTGGGCATTTACTATGCCGTCATGGAGAGGTCGCTTTACCTCGCCGTATCAGCGGGGCTGTTGACGGGCATTATTTCGCTGTTCGCTCTGTGACGCGGCGACTGGTCCCGCCGCCCGAATCAGGGCCTCCACCAACGCAGACTTCATCGCGGGCTGTGTCTTGGGCATGTAACCACCGCTTGCCGCCAACGCGCGGGCAAGGTCCGTGGATCTGATCGTGCGATTCTCTGCCGTCTTCTGCGCAATGTGACCAAGTATCGGAGCCGCCACGGCACCTACCGGGCCAAACATCGCAGACCCGCCCGCCACACCGATGCTGCCGCCGACGAAGTTGCTGCCGCTGTTCGTGCCGAAGGACATCTTCCCAAGCAGGCGTAGCGCCTTGGTCGGGGCATCACCGTTGGCGATCTGCTTCATCAGCTTGATCTCCTGATCCGTGAAGCCGCGTGTCCCCTTCTTGCTGTTGAGCAGGCTGCGGAAACCGATGCGCAGGCCATTCTCAAACCCGCTGGCCTGCATCTTGGCCTTTTCAATGATGCCCTCAATGGTCTGCGACTTGCGCGCGGCCTGCCACATCTTGCGCCCGTCTTCGGCAAGCTGGCTGTTCACCATATCGTCCAGGCGCTCGATCATTTGTGTTGCAAGCCGCCGGTCATCCGCCAGATTCGGGTCAACGGTGTTCGCCGCCTGCTGGATGATGCGCCGGGCAATCATCATGTCTTCCATGTCACGAGGCTGGCCAACATCATTGGCAAGCGACTTGATTGCCGCACTGGTTCTCGGGTGGATTTCGGGGACAATTTTGCCCCGGTTGATCCCCGCAATATCGTTGATGAATTTCCCGTAATCGTCGGCACTGAACTCCACACCCGACTGACGCGCCCGTTCCAGCAACTTTCCGCCACCCGCCAGAAGGTCGTCTGTTGACGGCGCTGTTTCGACCATCTTGCGAGCCGCAGCGGCCTTCGTTGGCAGTCTGGCTGGCGGTTTCACGACGGCAGGCAGGGCCGCGTCAAGCGTAAACTGCACGGCGTCTTCCGGCGTAACCTTCCCGCCCTTCATGGCGTGACCGGGCAACAGGAAGGATTCAGCAACGTCAACCGCCATCTGCGGCCAAGCAAATTGCAGCTCGCCTTCCTTGTCACGGGCAACAGGCAAGATGGCCCCGCGCTCTGGATAGTCCGCGAATCCGAAGACTTCCCGCCCGCGTTCTTCAAGCCCCATCGGCTGCTGCTGTGGTGCTTGCTGTGAAGGGGGCTGCTGCCCAAGAGCGGCTTTCAGGTCTGCCCCTGTAGGCGCGCCGCCGAGCATGGCTTTCAATTCCTGTCCGGTTGGCATTACTGCCCCCTCAGTCGTTGCATGATGGCGTTGCGCACATCGTCCGGCAGGGCGTCCAGATCTTCGACGGTCGCGCCCTCAACGAAAGAACGAACCTCGGGGACAGGGGCGGCGGAAACATCATTCACGGTTCTGAGCGGCGTGTTTCCCGCATCACTCCCGCTTGTGATCTGTTCCAGCGGGGTGGTGTTGGAACGGTCCACGACGTACCGGAATGCTTCCTTGACACGGTTGGCATTGCGGACAAACTGTTCCTCGGACTGTGACTGTTCCAGGCTCCCCGCGACACTCTGGAGAAACTTCAATTCCTTCTCCGTCACGTTGCCAAGCGCACCACCTGTCGGGGAAGATGCCCGCATCTGGTTCAACTGGTCGAACCCGATGTTTGCCTTGACCGTATCAAGCAACGCTGCAACGTCGCGCGCACCACTTCCGGGAATGCGTGAAAGCAGCGAACCCATGCCAGTGACCGGAATGTCTGCGGTTTCGACAATGCCGAGAATCCGGTCAATGTCGCCCACCACAATATTCGACTGCTGCACGGCCTGGTCTTCCTTGGCCTGCGCGGCCTGTTCTTCCAGTTCCCTTTCGCGCTCTTGCTTGGTGCCGGGGATCGGGGCCATCATGGGCAATCCGCGTTCATCAATCTTGATTTGCCCGTCAGGATTGCGGAGATAAACGAACCCCTGCGGCGCCTTGCTGTACTCAGGAACTGGCGCCGCCGTGTTGTTGTTCACGCTCACATTCGTCTTGGACCCCTTGTAGGGGGCTGTCTGCGCCATATAGGCAGGATCATTCGGCCCCCCCGGCACAGGCTCCAGACCGTTCGGCCCCATGCGCCAGCCGAAGTTCATGTCCTGCTGCTTCTCCACACCGGGCAACACACGGTCCTGCGTGTCCTGATAGTAGCTGTATCCGTCCGCGCCCTTGATGATCTTGCGTTCCGGTGCGGGCTGCAATGCTTTTCCGAGCAGCGCCTGCCCCACCTGTGCCGTGTTCTGGTCACTCAGCAGCCGGGCCAGCAGTTGCGGATCTGCGATGGGTGCGCGGCCTGCTGCGTCCGTGGTCGGGCCTTCGCCTGTCAGCGCGCCACGGTTCATGCCCGCCAGTGCATCGGCAAGGGCGCTTCGGCTCTCATCGGCCTTCTTGCGCTTGCCCCATTCCGCGAGGGCCACACCGCCAAGCCGTGCAGCCTGACCAAGACCCGTCTTGTAGGGGCTGGGTGACGTGCCTTGTGCAAGCAGGGCCTGCATGATGTCTGTCTGACCGTACTGGTTAACCATTGGCGATCATCCCGTAATTGACGGCCTTGAAGCCGTTGATTTCCCCGACAGCCTCCGGCTTCACCTTCTCCACTTCGTCCGCCATGACGCCCATCTGAACGGGTCCGCCGGTAATGTAGCGATAGGTGTAGACGTTCAGGCCATCGTCGGTCTTGCCGACCTTGCGAATGTCCATCTTCAGGCGGCGGTCGGAGAACGGAATCGCGGGCAGTGCCGCCGCGCCAAGCCCGAACAGCCCGCTCAAAGCATCGCTGCGGAACTGGTTCTGCGCGTTGAAGTTGGCCAGTTGCGACTGCTGTTGAAGGGCGTTGGCCCCCAGCACGTCAACCGGCTGTGCCTGTACCGGGTTGGCCTGGAACTGGCCAAGCTGTGACCCCGACAGTGCCGCCGACAGTTCGTTGAAAGGCTGGTTGCGCAGGAATGAGGTTTCGGAAAGCCCCTGATTCCTTGCCCCCTGCGTCAGTCCGAACAGCCGCGACTGTTCCTGACGGCCAAGACCAACCGCGTCCTGTGCTGCCGCAAGTTCCGCGTTGCTGCGGTTCTGACCGAACAGGTTGAGTTCCGCGTCCGCCGCTTCCGACCCGACAGGCAGGCCGCGCTGCGCAAGCTGGTTGCGCAAGTCGCCTTCCCGCTGGTCGAACACCGGGGAAAGCAGGCCCATGGCCCGGTCGAACGTCGCGCGTTCCAGTTCCTGCGCCTGATCGCTGAAATCCGTCCTGAGTTCAGGAAGCCCGGAAATGTCGATCTGGTCAGTCGGCAGCGATGACACCCGCTGGCCAAGCTGGCGCGCAATGTCGTTTTCCGTCTGCTGCTGTAGCCCCAGCGTATCGGTCTGAAGATCGGTCGGGTTGATCTGTACCGCCGCCTGCCCGCCCTGAGAGGGGATGAACGAACCATCTTCTCCGACCGTGCCGAAGTTGACGTTCCCGAAGGGGGAGAAGGTTGTGACCCGGTTCGCCTCGGCCTGTTCGCGGGCCAGTGCGGCGGGATCGGGCGCTTTCGGCGCTGAGGGCTTACCCATCGTATCGCTCCAGCCATTTTGTTTCAGCGTCCGACCGTCTCAGGCCGTAAACGCACATGTGATCGTTGCCAAATCCGCGCCAGAGAGAGCCCTCCAGGCGAAAGCCGAGTTTCTCGACCAGCGTCCGGGAGGGCTTGTTCTTCTTGCGGATCAGCGCGGTGACGCGGATGCAGTCCAGTTCGCGGAACGGAGGCCAGAGCAGTGCGGCAACGGTCTTGCGCGTTGCCCAGCCCGGCCCGTCCGTGGCGAATGAAACCTGTACGCCGCGATATTCAGGAGCGTGGTCGTGGTAGACGACGCCCGCCCGGATGCGGTCGTCTGCCACCCCGACAGCAATGTCCTTCGTGTCGAACTGCACATCATCCGGCATCCTCGCCGCGACCCAGTCATGCAGCGAGTTGTCAACCGGGACGATGATGTTCATTCAACGGCCCTTAGCTTGATCTGGCCACTGTCAAAGGTGTTGGCCCCGGTTGGCTTGATCGTGACCTGCGTAACGGTCCCGGATGCTGATATGCGGCCTGCCGAAACAATGTTGACGCTGCCGCCGTCGCCATCGAACGCCCCGTCGGCAACCCACACGTTGCCGGTCACGTTGGACAACACCAATCTTCCGGTTATTGACGTTGCAGCCGTCGCGACCAGAACGATAAATCCAGCCGTTGACGTTGTCTGGCCATTGCCGCCCGCCGACAGGCTTGTTGACCGGCTGAGATAGCCTGACGTGTCAACGCCTCCTGATGGGCCGATCTGCACCAGAAGGTTATCGGTGCCGTTCATCGACACCTGGTCAAAAATCAATTCGATCTTCTGCGGTGTGGTGGCCCCCAGCGTCGATGTGTTAAGGGACGATCCTGTCGATGAATCAAGCAGAGCGCCGCCATCCAACAGGCCATCCAGGGACACGGTCGCGTTGGGGTCCACTGTCAGGCTCGACCCGGCCGCGAAGGTCAGGGACGCCCCCGAAGCCACCGCAAGCGCACCGCTGATGGTGTCATCGTCGGACAGGTCCACCTTTGCCAGCGGAATCTGATCGTCCAGCAGGCTCAGGGTGGAGCCGGTCGTCATGCTCAAGGTTGAACCCGAGACGAAGGTGATGGACGCTCCGGACGCGACTGCCAGCGCACCCCCAATCGTGTCATCGCCGGAAAGATCGATCTTGGACAGGGGGATGAAGTCAGCCGGGAGTGTGAAAGTGGCCCCGGTCGCCAGCGTCAGGGTGGACCCGGACAGGAAGTCGATGGAAGCCGCCGAAGCCACGTCGATCTCGCCGGTCAGCGTGTCCGTGCCTGACCAGTCGATGTTCGAAAACAGGATGGCGTCTGCCGCGATCAGCAGGGATGCAGCGGACAGATCCACGATGCCGGTGAACTCCGCCGCCGAGGTCGAGACCTTGATGGGCGCGTTCGTCCCCTCGCCGTCCGAGATGTTGCGTCGCGTCCCGTCGATACCCGAATTGGAGTTGGAGACCTGTACCAGGTCCTTGTAGGTGTCCTTGGGTGTGCGATCCGTCAATGAGGTCATCGGGAGCCTCCCGGCTTGAATATGATGCGCGTCGAAAGCCATTCGACGGAATTGGTCGTGGAAACGGTCATGTGCGGGGAAACCCGAAAGCCCTGCCCGCCCGCCATGGTCAGCGTGTCAATCACGCCCTCAGCGCCTGACCCCCAAGGTTCTTCCCATTCGTTCCATGGGGCGTTCAGATCCTGCCAAAGCTGGCCTTCCTCCGAAAAGGCGGTCTCGACCGACACCGGCTGCTGCGTTCCGAAGTCGGTATTGACCCCGATCTTCAGGGACACGTTCCCGGAGCCTTTCAGGGCGGGCTGGATGCCCGTTATCAGTTTTCGGATACCCTGAGCGCCCAACTGACTGAACGCCTGCTGACAGTCCCCCCGGATGGCCGTCCCTGCGTCGGAGTTGCCGCCCATCTCGAACACCGCGCCGAGGCCACCGAAGTAGAGCTTCCCGTTAAATGTTCCCCAGCAATACGAAGGAATGTCTTTCCAGACCCCCCACGCCTTGATGCCGAGGTTCAGAACGTGCTGCTCGAAGGTCGTTGAACTGGTCGCAATGTTGACAATCATCTTCTCCGACTGCGGGCCGAGCAGGGCCTGCCATCCGGTATTGGCCGCGTTGTCAAGCACCTTGGTCTGCGCCAGCGGGTTGATCTTGGACGCGAAGGACAGTTGCGGGTTGACGTTGGCGATGGACCCGTATTGCATCAACTGCGCTATCGAGACGTACCCGGCGCGCGTCACAATCATCAGGTCACCGCCGAGTTTCACCGCGCCCCGCACGTCTACCGGCGCGCCGCTGTCATAGACCCCGACGATGGCCCAGTTCGAGGCGGAGCCGGGGTCCGTCCCCTGGTAGACGATCACGTCACCGCTCGACATGACCGCAACGAACAGGTCATCCGGCCCATCGCCGCCGTCACGCGCCATGGAACCGACCGAGACCAGCTTGCCGCCGAAGTCCCCGACCCGTGAAAGGGGGAACTTGGAGACCGAACCGCCGAGGGTGTTCAGAGCGGAATACCAGAAGTCCTGGCTGTCATCCTCCCAAAAGAATGTCCGGTTCTTGAAGACCGTGATGCCGATGAGGTTCGCCGCCGTCAGCCCCGACCCGGTGACTGTCAGGCTGGATACCGTGGTGCCGTTGTACTGCTGCGGCGTGTCGCTGCCGTTGACCAGCCCCATCTTGCCGTCGAAGTTGGCCCACTGCCAGCGGTTCGCGGAGAACCCCGTGGCCAGACTGGACGCCGTGCCGGAACTGGTTATGTCATAGATCGCGCCGTTCGCAGCGGCGAGGAACTTGGCGTTCGCCCCGTTGATGAAGGTAGCCAGCGTCTGCACCGACGATGATGCCGTGCCGACCGAACTTGCGTAGGACGTGTATCCCTGCCGAAGCGCCACCCCGGCGAAATCCGGGTAGAAATTCTCCATCTTCAGCGCATCGACCGGCGACATGTTGTCTTCCGAGTCCCGCGCGTTCAGTCCCCCGACAGGGGCCGGGACGGTCTGCGACACAGAAACCCCGCCTAGCTGCCTGCCCCGGATCTGGCCCCTACGCTGACGGGCGAGAGCGTCAATCCCCATAGCCACCATCCGGCAGGATACCGACAGGCCGGTAACGGGACGGCCCTGCCATGTCCAGCGTGGGCTTGCCGCCCGCGTCTGAGGCCGCGAGCATGTTGTACATGCGGTCGTACTCGCTTCGTTCTTCTGCGTAGGGCATTCCGAGCCTTGACAGGAAACGCCAGGTCACGCCGCGCTCGATCAGGTATTCGTCAAACAGGAACGTATCGCCGTTCTTGGTCGCCTCCGACTTGGCCGAGGCATCATCTGCGTCCACACACCAGTTCTTGCTGATGTACTCGAACACCAGCGTCTGCGCTTCGTCCGGGGTCGGGTCGATGAAGAACGTGGACCCTGTCCCCTTGATGCGGAAGCGGTCACGAATGGACGCTGTAACCAGCCCGGACTTCCGAAGCTGCCATTCCTGCGGGGAGGTCGCCCCACGGACGCGCCAGTAGTCAGAGCGGTTCCACGCGGTGTCCTGAATGATGCGCAGATAGTCCGTGGGCAGGGCGTAGGAGGCCGTTGAAGCCACCGTGGCGAACGTGTGTTCTGCCTGTAGCGCGGACCAGTCGAACCGGCGTGACAGGGCGTTGCATTCGACGTTCACCAGCCTGCGCAGGGTCGCGGCGTCGGTCGAATCCGACGTGGCGTCGGCAATCGTCGTCAGCCCCTGTTCCTCCGCAACATGCTGAACGACCGTCAGAAGGGTCATGCGGCAGCTTTCCGGGCGGGCTTCTTGGCCAGCGCCGCCTTGAGTTCTGCATTGTCAGCCATCAACGCCTCCATCTGCGCCTGCATCTCGGCAAGCTGGGTTGCCATTTTGTCCGGCTCGTTGTCGATCAACTGTTTCGCCTCGTTCCGCAAGCGGATGCCGTTGTGGATGCGCGATACAATCGAGTCCTTTGCCTCAGCCAGATCCTCGACCGAGAAGATGTTGTGATAGTTCAGCGTCATCTTCAGGGCGGGCGTCATGCGGCCCCATGTGTCCAGCGGACGCCCGTCGATCTCGTCTTCCCTGCCCTGCTTCCACTTCTCCCGCGCACGTCGCGCCCGTTCCATTTCCTGTTCCAGACGCTCGCGGTCTTCCATGGAATTGGAATTGTGGATCTGCTGTTCCTTCTTGGCGAACCAGTCATCCGCGCGCATGGACATTTCCGATTTTTCGTCGGTGCGGATGGACATGTATTCCACGTCTTCCCATACAGGTTCCCCGGTCTCGCGGGTCTTCGCCTCGTCCTGAATGGACTTGAGAATGAACTTGATCCGAACGCTCATCTGATCCTCGCTTGCCTGAACCGATAGGGGAGAAGGCCGCTGCCATGCACCTGGATGGAACAGCCGTTGCGGGTGAGGATTTCCGTCAGCAACGCGAATTCCTCCACCTGCCTTGCAAGGGGGATGTTGGTCCGAAACGTCCGCCCGTTGCATTCGACATGGAAGATCGTCCCGAACAGGTCCGTGTCGTCGCGGTTGATATGCGACGGCCCCTCGAAAGATGAATCCACGCCGTAGAAATGGAACTTCCGATAGCCCCGGTAATAGGCCAGTGACGGGAGCCTGAGCATACAGGTTGACCCGCCGGAGAAGACTTCGCCCTTCTTGCCGTATTTCAGGCCAAGGCGGCGCACCAGGTCTTCCTCACCGAATTCGTTGTTCATGTGCCAGAGAATGGTCTGACGGCCCTGCAAGTGGTCGAAGAACCCCGGCGAGCAGCACGAGGCGACAAGGTACACCGTCCGGTCGTTCAGCTTCGTGACAACAGTCGGCATCCTGTCAGCCGGGTCACAGAAGCCCGCTGCATCCGGGATGATTCCCTTGGAAATGAGGTAGTCATGCGCCCCGTTGACGGCCCATACCTTCGCGCCCTTCTTCTGCTTGCGGCGGATGGTGGATATGGACCCCTTGACAGAGGGGGCGTTGGCCACGAACAGGACTTCACCGTCACGCGGGGGCATCTGTCCGTAGAGCCATGGCAGATCGCGGGCCGAGTTGACCATGATGTTGAACAGGACGCGGCCCTTGTCGTTCCTGACAACCTTCTGACCCGCAAAGCGGGATAGGGGCAGCGTTTCCACTGCCCCCACCTGCCCACTCACGCGAGTGTGGTCCCCACAACGGGGAAGTTCAGGATGGCGGAGGTCGAAGCCGACGCCGTGATCGTTGCAAACGTCACGATGCCGTCAATGTTCTCCGCACCCGTGGTCTGGTCATCGTCCAGATACCCGGTGACATTCGAGCTGTTGAGCTGCGTGGTCGCCGAGCAGTTGGTCTTGACATTCACGGTCGCGATGCCCGAACGCTGCACCCAGCCATAGTCGCCGGATGCGAATGCAACCGGGACCACGCCGACCCACAGGCCGAAGGCATTCGCGGTGGCCGTGGTATCGACCGCCTGCATGCCCCAATCCGAGGCAATCTGCACGGCATCGAAGGCTTCCAGAGCCTCGTCCGCCTCGCAGTAGACCCACATGGACCCGTCGTCGCCGATGGCATGATCGCCAAGGGCAAAGCGCCGGTCCTGTTCGGTCGAAGCCACCGTGAAGTCGGGATGACCGCCGATGACGCCATTGATAATCGCCATGTCAGCCTCCTCAGGTAAAGAGCACGCCCTGGCGAGCACGATTGCTCACGCAGAGATTGCCCATGAACAGGATGGGAATTGCCGTCGCATCCTGGTTGAACGACACCTTGTCTTCCTGCACGGACATGTCGGCGTCGCGGTGGACCACGAGTTCCATGTAGTTCGTGTTGAGGAAGAACATGCGGTTCGCGGTGATGCCGCTGCCGCCGTCGTGAATCACGTCCGCCGTGACGAACTTCAGCGACGTGAAGCCCGCGACACCTTCATCCGCACTGGCATACCGCTGCAGATCCTGCAACGAGTTCCAGAACGTGTTGAAGATCTCGTTGGACGAACAGATCAGGTCGGGCTTGTCAGCACCACGGACGCAGTCCAGCCAGAGTTCGTTCATCGAACCCTTGATGTTGGTCGTGGTGATGGTGCCGCCGTCCTTGAACTGGTTGGCCCAGAACGAGTTGGCCGAGGCGTTGATACCGCCGACCGTACCCAGGCCATCGGTCTGAATCAGAAGATCCAGCCCACCGATTTCCTTGGACCCCGACCCCGTACCATCGGAGTAGATGCCCTCGGAAACCTTGTTGGCCATGGTCCGCATGGCGTTCGTGGTCCGGGCTTCGGCCAGATCGATGATCTGTTCCTTGCCCATGTTCATGCGGAGTTCGCGACCGGAGGCCACGACGTTGACCGCAGCCTGCTTCCAATCGTACTTGGCCGCAGACAGAACATCGGACTGACCGACATTCAGAGTCTCGTAGCCGTCATACCACTGGAAGGTCGAGTTCTCGGCATAGTCCAGCGGACGGACGATTTCATAGCCGCCGCTGAGACGCTTGATCTTGCCGCGCTTGCGCAACCGGGCGAAGAGAGCGTTGTTGTTCGTGACATTGTCGTAAACAGCGCTCGGATGGTTGCGAAGCGTGGTCGTCACCATTTCGGTGAACGTGCTGTTGGGGGATGCCATCAGCTTGCTCCATGTCAGGAGCCGGTCTGTGATGCCTCATAAGCCAGTTCCATCGTCTCCCGCATGGTTCGGCCCCTGGGGGCTTCCTTCCCGCCGCTGCCGCCCTTGGGCGTTGAGGCGTTCCGGGCCTTTCGGGCCTTTTCCTTCGCCGCCTTCTCCGCTTCGGCCTTCGCCGCCTTCTCCCGTTCCGTCAGCATCGCTGCACGGGTTTCGGGGTGGGCGTAGACGGCCTGGTCGTAAAGGGCGTCAAGGTCGGCACCGGGCTGCTTCTCTGCGAGAGCGGCCATGTGCGCCTGCACCTTGTCGAAGTGCGGATGCAGCGGATTGCCGTTCGCGTCCGTTGCGGACTTGAACTGCTCAATCTGCTGCTGAACGGCCTGTACCTGCGCCTGCTGCTGCTGGGTCAGGAAGCCGTTCACCGTGGATTCGATGGAACCGATCTTCTGTTGCAGACCGGCATATTGGGGGTCGACCTCCTCGTGAGGGGCCGGGTTCATGTTGTTGAGGTCAACGCCGTACTGCTGCGCGAGCCACCGGATGCCTTGTTCCGGGGTCTTCTCGAGAACCTGCTGTGCCGTCAACAGACGCTGGACAGCCTGCGAACGCGAAACGCCCGCCAACTTCAGGTCACTGTCAACCGGCTCGAACACCTTGTCCCATTCAGACAGTTGTCGCCGTTCCTCTGCCAGGTCTTCAAACTTGCGGTTGTAGCCGCGTTCGATGGACTGGCGTACATCAAGCACCATCCGGCGCGCCTCGGGGTCGGAAATGGCGTTGAAGCGTTCCCGCTCTTCCGCTGACCAGTGGTCCGGGGGTTCAACCGCGTCAGCCCCGTCAGGCTGTTCGGCTTCTCCGTCGGCGTGGTCTTCCTCGTCCGGGCTTGCACCCTGCTCAATCTCGTCATCAGCGGGAGCTTCCTCAACCGCTTCAATCTCTTCCTTCGCCGCCTCAACGGCATCGTCCCGCGCCTCGATCTCATCGAAGGCTGCGGCCATGGACGCACGAAACGGGCTGTCACCCGCCTTCATTTCATCGGTCATTTAGCTCTCCATTCGGACGGATCGACCTCGCGCAGATTGTTCCGGCGAAGTTCTTCACGCCGCTGTCTGCGGCCATCAATCACCACGGGCGGCTTGCCCGGCTCACTCAGGGGCGAAACGTACTCTGGCAGGTCACGGATCACCGTCAGGCCCGGACGCGGTGCGGGGTCGTCGTATGGCTCCCACTCGCCGGTCTGCTTGTTGAACCTACTCGTTGGTCTCATTGGCTTCCTCGTAGCGCATCTGCATTTCCTGCCGCTTCAAGCCAAGCTCGGCCTGCTTCAGCGACAGTTCCTCGCGCTTGATGGCCAGTTCGGCCTGATCGTTCGCCGCCTCGGCCTGCATGCGCTGCATGTCCATCTGAAGGCGCTGGCGCTCATGGGCCGCGTTCTCCTCCATCTTCTGCGTCCGCATCTGCGCTTCGGCCTGCTTCATCTGAAGATCAAGCTTGGCCTTCTCGGCCTCGACCTTTGCGGCTTCCGCATCCGGGTTCTGCTGCTGTGGCGGCTGGTCGGGAATCTGTTCCAGTTCGTCCTCGACCTGACGGCCCATCTTGAACTTGCGGGCAGCGGACACGAGCATGGCCTTGAAGGCACCCAACGGCAGCGCGCCCTGCTGAACCAGCGGCCCGACCGTCGCGGAGAAGTCGCCGATGCCCTTGTAGAGTTCCGCCAGACTGCGCTGGTCGTATGCTTCGTCCGCCTCGATGGTGGAATCGGTCTCCACGTCGATCTTGTAGCCGCGCAGAAGGTCGTCACGCATGACCTGCATGACCTGTTCCCATGACGGCTTCTTGAGCACTTCCTGCGCCTGTTCGGCCTGCTGCTGGTACTGCTGCACCTGCTGTTGTGCTTCGGGCGGTAGCGGCATTCCCTGCTGCTGCATCTGCCCCATAACCATCTTCTGCTGTTCGAACGCCTGGACGGCCTGTTGCGCCATCGCCTTTTCCTGCTCGGTCGGCAGTTCAATGCCGGTCATCACGGACAGGGTTTCCGGGTCAAACTGCTCCGCGAATATCTCCGCCTTGAGCCGGAACAGGTCACGGATGAACCGCTGCACGTCCGACTGCCGCCGCTTCAGCCTCAGTGAGCCGAACTGTGCCTTGATCCGCTGTGCCGAGGCCGTTTCCTGTGCGTTCGATGCGCCCCGAAGAATGTCGGAAATGCCCGTGATTTCGTAGATCGTCTGCTTGATCTGGTCCCGCTGCTGGAGAAGCTGCAACATGACAGCCGCCAGCATGTCGATGGGCATCCACCAGACCTGTTTCTGGAAGTCCACCTGACTCGTCATCGAGAAAAGCTGGTTAACCGCTTCCTTGTCCGCAGGCTGAAGAATGGCGTCGTCGCTGTTGTCGGTCAGCCGGGACAGGTTGTCACCCAGCACGGGATTGTAGATGCCGCGCGCCTTGATGGCGTCCGTCAGCCGGATGATCCGGGCGGAAATCTTGTTCAGTTCGTCAGCCTGCGCCTTGTAGATGAAGTATTCCGGCTTCGGCACCATGCTGCGCGGTTTCGGCACAGATACCAGCGGGCGCGGGACAGGAAAGAAGCCATTGAGACCCAGCGGGTCTTCGCGCACGTCCAGCGGCTTGTTGAAGCCCTGTGTCACGAACAGAACACGCAGGTTGTCCTTGTCCCATACTTCCCAGATCTCCGCCTTCTGGGTCATTTCCTCGCGCGGCTTGTCCTCGCCGTTCTCGCGGGCGGAATCGTTCAGCGGCACTTCAGAGCCAATTTCACCGAACTCGGCCACAAGCTGCTTGCGGGTCATCCGGTGGCGGAAGGCGATGGCCGGAACATCGTTCCAGGACCGCACGTCGCCGAGGATACGGAAGTCATCCCACTGCACGTGTTCGCACACGGCTTCCTCGTGGACAACCGGCTCGTATTCCTCCCCCTCCATGTATGCGTCTTCATCGTCCATCAGCGCATCGGGGGTGTCCGCCTGGATCGCAATCCGTTCCTTCACGGGGTCGCCGTAGGTCGGGACGTAGCGCACACGGGCAATACCGCGACCGGGCAACAGGTAGTCCAGAATGACCTGATCCATCGTGTCCATGAAGTCGTAGGAATCGACCGAGTAGGACAGCGCGCGCTCAAGGATTTCCGAGACAGCCTTGCCCACCGGGTCCTTGTCCCTGAACCGCCTCCGCACATCGGGCCGGGGCGTGGAGTTGATGAGCGCCGGGGCCAGCGTGGCAGTGTTCGAAAACAGGATGTTGAACCGTTCCGCCCCCTTTTCGTCGGAGTAGACCTCCTCGGTCGTTACCGCGTCCCTGCGCCAGCCGCGTTCGCGCTTCGATGCGTCGTCGATTTCCTGCATCCAGCGGCGCGCCAACCCATCGGGCGTCTTCTCCATCTGTTCGGGACGTTCGACCTGTTCAGTGGTCATTCACACCATCACACATTCGCCCGTCTCCTTCTGCTGCGTTCCAGCATCTCGTTGAACGTCGGGGGCCGGGATGCCTTTACCACTGCATCCATCGGCTTGTCAGGCAGCGCCCGTGTCCATGGGCGCGACATGCATGCATAGCGAACCTCGTCCGCCACGTGGTCCTCGCCGTCCGTATCAACGTCTTCAGGTCTCAGTTCGTCATGTTGCAGGGCAGGCATCGTCCGCACGAAGTCGGTGCAGGTGTCGAACACGTACATCATCGGCCTGTCGTCACCGACGAAGCGTGACCGCACTTGGTCCCAGCCGATCCCATGACCCAGCTTGCCAACCCGCCTGTTGTCACCCCTGCGGAATGCAACACCGCGACGGGCCATCCGTTCCGCAATGGAAGGACCGCCGTCCACGGAGAAGATGGCCGGATCTGCTACCGAGTAGTCAATCTGTTCCGGGGTCCGCTCGGATATGCCGTCCGCCACCTGTTCCGCATCCAGCTTCAGGCCCACGTTGGCCTTTGATGCCCCGTACCATTCCCGGTATCGGATCAACGCCCCTGTCGGTATGTTCAGCGGCTCGTAATGCTCGGAAGCAACAGCCCACCAGCCGACAGAGAAGGGCCGTGCAGACCCCCAATCAAAGCTTCTGAACCGCACCCAGTGCTTGGGGATGGTGAATGGCTTGACCAGTCCACCCCGTGCCTTCCATTCGTTCCAGCAGTCGAAGAACGCCCCGACAACAATGTCCCAATCGCCCTCAAGCCATGCCCGGACCAGTTCCTTGGAACCGGACTGTTGAAGCTTGGCGACGTACATCGGGTCGCTGTCCAGCAAGAGCCGGTTGTCCGTCAGCCGGGACGGGATGAATACCCGCTCAAGCGTCTGCACCGTGCCGTCGAACGGGTTCTCGAATTCCTCTGTCAGTATCTTCCAGCCCTTCGGGGCCGGGTCGATGTAGCGTTCCTTCACCCACAGGTGGCCGGGACCGCCAGGGTTGCACGTCGCGTGGAACTGGCACGGCACACCATGCGCAGACCGCAATGTCGCCTTCAGCTTGTTGACCGGCGTCGGGTCAGGCCAGTGGGTCAGTTCCTCCATGAACACGTCGGTGTAGCTGTGGCCCTGGTAGTTGTCCGCGTCCTTGTCCCTGTCCAGATACTCGAACTTCAGCCGAGCGCCGTTAGGGAAGCGCCATTGACGCTCACTGACCAGCTTGGCCCCCAATGGCCCATATATCTGCTTGGACCGCTCCACGGCTTCCTTGAGGTCTTCACGTGTCCGCCTGAAGAAAACCCCGATGCAGTGCTCGCCGTATCTGCCTGCCTTGATGGCGAACTTGCCGAGCATGCCGTCTGTCTTGCCACCGCCGCGTGCGCCGCCATACATGATCTCGAAGACGGGACACTTGACCAATGCCGCCTGTGGGCCTGACTGTGGCCACCAGATCAGTTCGGGGCGTGCGAATTCAGCCAATCGTCCGTGCCGCTCTCGGGTTCGTCGCTGATGACGTAGTTGCGGTTGACGTTCTCTGACTTCTCCACGAACAACCCATGCAGCTTGCCCACCTTCTCCACCGCACTGATGGCCGCTGCGAACTGGTTGTTCTTCCGCGCGTCGTCACGATCCTGGAGCAGCATCTCGGTCAGCCGCTCCTTGGTCATGTCCGTCATGCGCTGGCCCCGTTCCTGTAGTTCTGCGAGGCGGGCCTGAACTTTGCCATTCTTTGCCAACTTGGACGCCGCAGCATCGCTTCGCGCATATCCTGCACCTACGTAAGCATCGACCTGGTTCTCACCCGCGTAGAGCT